ATGACTTCCGGCTTCCCCGGAACCGCGATCGAAAATTCGCTGGTCAACTGGATGCTTTTCTACCTAGTTTACCGGCGAATCATGCACAACCACGGATTTCAGAGTGGCTTCACGCAGTTCACGCGGGACGTTAAACTTGCCGTTTATGGTGATGATAACGTGTGCGCTGTCCGACGTGACGCCATTTCGTATTTCCACTTCAATTCGTTTAGGGTTGTTGCTGCGATGTATGGATTCACCGTAACCGACGCTGCTAAAGCCGGTGGTGAGCAACCGAATCATATCCCAGTACTGGATTGTGAATTCCTGAAACGTTCGACACAAAAACTCGGATCGTTCTTCGTTGGAGCTCTTGACAAAACATCAATCGTCAAGAGCCTTACTTGGGTTAACAGTAAACCCTCGTACGAGTTCAGTGGCCAATGGCGCACACTCCAAGGAAAACGAGAACATGAAGAGCTTGTACAAGCCGCAATGCTCGAGGTAGCCTGTCATGGGCCGCTTGAGTATAGCGCTTTCGTCAACGAAATCAGGCAATCACTCCGTGGAACAGATATTAGCCCTATGTTCGAGCACTGGGACGAACAGTTCTACAGGATTGGCTATGCTTACTAGTCTCGCGACTTTCAGCATTGTGAGTTTACCACGACAAGGCATGAACGATTTATACGTTAACATTCTTCGTGAACAGTATCATTTGTGGCTACAGGGAACAAGATGTCAGGTCTCGGCTCGACAATCTCCGCTGATGGAGAGCAGGGCATCGACAACGCCCCAGCTCCTATTCCAGCTGGTTCCACTCGGGACCAACCCGCCCAAATCGCACAAACTACCAGTGCGATTACCCTTCCTGTCCTCTCAGAAAAGGACTGGATTTACAAAGCCGCATACACTGTTTCCACAGAAATGCCTCCAGGGACGGTCTTCGCGATCATCCCCAACCATCCGGAGAAATGCAACTACGTGACAGCTCACATTAGCCAACTCTTCAACACATGGTGCGGCATTCTTATGCTGCGCTTTCGACTCCTCGCAACGGCCTTCTACGGCGGCAGTATTCGAGTCGCGATTCTGCCTCCATCGTTTACGGAACAAGAAATCGGAAATCTACCACTGGACGTTTTAACTGCCTATGCAAACACCGACCTCGACCCCAAAAATACGATTTGGAATCACATCTCATCCACTGATCAACGAGAATATGCCTTCCACTATATGAAGCCGTATGACACGAACGACCGAACTACATTCGGAGGATACATTGTGTTCTTCGTTGCTGGAAAATTGGTCACACAGTCACCTGAAATTTCCACCATTCAGATGATTGTTGAGTCGCGAGGGCAATACATCTACGATCAACCAAAACCTCTTACTAGTGTTCTAACCTCCCAACCCCTAAGCTGGTCAAGTTATGCTCCCCTCATCAAACATTCAGTTACAGAGGCTTTCGCTTCCATTCAGAGCCTTATGGTTCTCCCAGCTACAGTTCTGTCGACCATTTATGGTAACGTACAGCACGCTGGTGTTGGAAAACAAGCTGGTCCTTCAAACGCACAATTTCCCGGACGTACGATCACTAACCCGAAATTCTACGATTTATTCTATTCAGATCTTAGCCGTAAATCCAATTTTCCGCCCAGTTGGCACTTTTCCGACGGAAGATGGACTCACCCCTCATCACGCCCTACCCTAGACTTCAACAGTAACTTGCCTGCTGTTTATTCAGAGGTATTGTATACTGGTCCTTCCACAACTCCCACTGTAACGGACGCATGTTGGGTATCATTCACCGAAGATGGCTCCGGTTTCTTCCGGGACCACAAAAATGATACTTCTATCAAGTTTTACAATGACTTGCCGTACATGCAATGCCTAGCGTCGCAAGATGCAAATGGCTTTAAGATCAAGCAATGTACAGAAGGTATGAATGGAGATGAGGCTTTCCTCAATTATCCACTACCTAACTGTCGCTCCGGTGCTTCCCTTTCTCCTCAAGTTGGTGGAGAATCTATCGTTATGTTCGCAAACCTCGATTGGGCTATGGCCTCGACACAGACGAACATGATGTTCCAAGAACTCTCCGACTTCCCTTCCGACCTATCTCAAGGCAGCACTTCATGGTTGTATCAACTTATCAACAAGAACGGAACTCCAATTCTAACCCTCCGACTCAATCCGAATGGAGTATTCACCACGAATCGTGCGGCTGGTATCGTAAAATACCCTGTGGATGAATTCTCACGTCTCCGTTTCTTGCAGGAATTGCCAATCAATAGTCCTCTCCCACCTCAATCAGTTGCAATGCAAGCTATTCGAAGTGAGTTGACTTTCAACTCCCGGACCAAGATTACTCAAGCCCTTCAGGCTAACCTTCAGGCTATTTCTTCTTATTAGACTTTACGACAGTAAAGCACGATACAATGGCGTCCAATGAGGCAAGTCTCGATTCTGACATTCAGAAAAACATATCTCCGAGCATGATTAACAACCCTGATCGGATCGATAATGGACAAGCTTTTGCTTACAACTACCTCACGGACTACAGAAATATCGTAGCTAACCGACCTCCCCCCACCTATAGTGCTGCCACATCCCAATCACCTGTCATTTCCGCATCATCATCCGGAATGGATTGGACTAAGATTGCCACCTCTATGGCTGGCGGGATTCCTGCGTTGGCAGGAGTCGCTCTTGGTTCTCTTACATCGCTGTATACCGACCTCGACCGAAACAACATCCTGAGACGTCAAGTCGAAGGAAACTTGGAGCTGAATTCGCAAGCACTTGCATTTCAGCAAAGGGCGTTCGACCAGAATTGGAGCGCTGCCACTAGTGTGGGACTTGCTTCCCCAGCACAGTTTGGTGCTGAGGGAGCGGGTGTCTACTATGGCAACTCCGCTGGCCCAAGTACTTCGCGCGGATTGCGCGTAGGAATGAGCTCCCCTTACATTAGGTAATTACTCTACATATATTATATATATTTCATTATATTATATTTACGACGACATCACCATGAGCCGATCAACGAAACAGAAGAAACCTCATCTTGCAGCTTACGATCACTTCATTCGCCTTCACAATGGCCCTCGGGAGTATCGCGAGTTGTTTGGTGGCCTCAGCTACGGCGACTCTCTTCTCGTTTTCAGCGCTAGTGACTTCCATCTGGCTGACCTGGCGTACAAGGACATCAAACGTCGACTGCGATACGAACGAGCAGTTCGACGATTCAACATCATCATCTGTAAGCTCTCTCTATCGCCTGAGTTCCGAAATTCAGAAAGAGTTGAGTTCTTTACAGAAGGATATGTCGATGGGCATGTGTCCCGACGATGGACAAGTCCAGCAATGCGTGAACTCTATGACGCGATCTATCAATGCGTTAAAGACTCTCCGTACATCGCTGCGTCCATGCGACACAACACCCCAGACCAACGAAGATGCGTGCGATCCCTCTTGTTCGACAACATCATCGAGCATTTCGAGTCCACAGGAGAGTACACAACTCCCTCCCAATTAGAAGATATCGCGCACTTCTACGTTGAGCACCTGACCGAGCTCTAAATCAATCCACATCCCACCTGGTGGTATTGAAAAATACGTATTAATTATTTATAACCATACATATATTCTATATACCTATACCGTGCATAATGCGGTGAAAAACCAAAACAACCCAAACAAATTATATAACATATAATACATACATATTCATATATATATATTATAGTCACCCAAGTTATTAGTCCCGTAAACGGCACTTGGAATTTGTTTAAGTTTTTGTACTATTCGATAATCACAATTAGATGTGATATCACAATTACGCAATCTCTATGGGTTGCGGGGATGTGGTATTGCGGTTAGTTTATTATTATATTCATTTATATTTAAATTAAAATCAAATTATTCAAAACAACCCAAACAAATTAT